GGTGGCCCTGCGGGCTGTGGTGCGGTCAGTGTGAACGACGCTGTCACGCATGCCAATGCGAACATCGGCTCTCCCCTCTGCGAATTCGCAGAGGAGTTTCCTTTGGTGCCGGAGTATTACGCGGTGGTCTGAGGTGGTCAGGAGGCCAAAGGGTCCGGAGTTTTCGGCGGGTACGGAGTGGTCTCGGTACACGCCGGAGGCAAAGCACCCGGCGACCGTAGGGAGCCCCGTGTCGGACGCAGGCCGACACCCGTAGTCCGGGGCAAAGCGTACTTTGACATATTTCCATGTTATATCGGGTCTTATAAGCGAAAAAAACATTAATTTTGCATCGGTTTAGTAACCGGGCTGCTGTCGTCCATGAGCCTTCGTCGGGCTTCCGTGCTGTCTTCCGTGGTGCCAATACGAACAATGGTGGCCCTGCGGGCTGTGGTGCGGTCAATGTGAACAACGCTGTCACGAATGCCAATGCGAACATCGGCTCTCCCCTCAACAATGAATGACGAGGGGCGGCAGGGCCTCACCCCATGGTGAAAAACAAACGAAATGCGGGCAGTACTGGTAGATGGGGTAAATGACCCCAGCCGACGGTAACGAAGCAAAAGAAAATTGCAGATTACATTCTGCAATTTGACCCAAAAACACATTTAGACACCAATGACACCAAGACACCGACATGAAACGAAGAGGATACATATCTCCTCGGATTGAGACCTTCAAGAACTATGAGGCGGCATTCCGGGGTTTTGCCGAGAACAAGGAACACCGCGATAACGTGCGGCGTTTCGCGGCGAACCTCGAAGCCAACCTCATGGAACTTTTGGCCGAATACCGGGACGGCACCGGGCGTACCTCCGACTATCAGGACGAGGTGATATACGAGCCCAAGCGCAGGATAGTTAGCAAGCTTCCTGTAAGGGACCATGTCCGGCAGTGGGCTCCGTTACTCCAGACCGAGAATCTGTTTACCGATACCTTCATACGCCGTTCATGCTCATGCGTCAAAGGGAGGGGGACGCATGACTTCATCAACCTTTTAAGGAGGGAGCTTTATGCAGACCCTTATGGCACTTGGTATTTCGTTCAGCTTGACGCCCACCACTTTTTCCCGAACATAGCCCATTTTTTGATGAAAGACCGGGTAAGGAGTAAAATCAAAGACCCTAAACTGCTCCGACACTTGGACGAGTTTATCGACAGTTTCCGGCAGGGCCTGCCGCTTGGCCTGAAAATATCACAGATACTCGCCAACTTCTTTTTAGCCAAGTTCGACCATGATGCGGTCGGGGTGTTCGGCATAGCCGGAGATCCCGAAAAACTCGCATACTGGCGCGACCGCTACGTCACCGACAGCCTTATGACATGCCGTACACAGGCGCAGACGGAGGAGCTGGGCAGGGGAGTGGCTTACATGGCAGGCAAGTTTGACCGCTATGTGAGGGAGCCGGTAAAATACTTCCGTTTCGCTGACAATATTGTGATGTTGCACCGTGACAAGGTGTTCCTTCATCTCGTCACTGAAATGTGCATCATGGTATTAGCCCGGGACTATCTGATACAGGTAAACAAGGGTTGGAATGTTCGGCCTGTATGGAGCGGCGGTATAGACGTGTGCGGCTATGTGTCGTTCCACACGCACCGCGCCCTGCGCAAGCGCAATAAGAAAGCCCTTTGCCGTCAGGTGGCCAAATGTAAGAAGAAGGGGCTGACTCCGGAGGAAACCCGGCTGCAGTGCGCCAGCCGGATAGGGTTCGCCACCCACGCAAATTCGCATACATTATTAAGAAAACTCGATATAAATATGGAAAAACGACTTGGAAAGGTCATAAAGAACCGTCGTGCCAACATACCGTTCAAGGGTATGAGATACGATCAGAAGCGGCCGTTCACGGACATAGTCTGCAAGAATGCGGAGCGCGAGGACGACTTCAAGATAATGCTGCTCGACTATGCCATCGAGGACAGCAAAGTGGAAACCGAGGATTATTTCGCCGAAGTCACCGGCAGTGATGGTGTAGTGAGGCAGGAACGAAAGACACGTCCAAAGAAATGCCTCGTTATCCGTTACAAGCGCATTATACGAACCGTCGTGCAGACGGCGGTTGACGGCGAGGAGCATGAGAGCTACACCTTTGAGAAGGAGAAAGACAAGGACGGCAATCCCACCGTGAAAGATGCCGAATACTACTCCTACACGGGCTCCACAATCATGATCGACCAAGCCGACAAGGATTTTAGCAAGGAGGATCTGCCATGCCCCACTGTGGTGATGGAGCAGGTCAACAAGATGAACAAGAAATTTTATAAATTCACGTGACAATGAAAAGAGCAATCTATACAGAGCGCAAGACGCTCGTCAAATATGATGACAACCGGTATATGGCTTACCTCAATGAGGAGGTCATAGACGGTTATGTGCCGGAGGTCAGGAACGGGGAGAAAACTCCGGAACCCGTAACCGGCTACGCCTACACAGGTGCCGAACCCGACGGTGGCACATTGATAGCCGCCGCCGACATGAGCCGTGACAGCCTTATAAACGGGATAATCCGCAGCCGTTACAGCCAGACGGAGGAGGATGCTATAAAGACCCACCAGATAGAGGTCCTCAAGGATGGCGGCATAGCTAAGGCCGCAGACTACGAGGTTGAATGGGAGGCTTTCAGTGCCTTCCGTACCGCTGCGATCGCCACGGTTGACCGCTGGCTGGAGTAGGGGAGTAGTGCCTTTGTTCGGGGGCGGGCATAATAAAAGCCCCCGGCCTGTTGGTAGTCCTCTTACCTACATACTAACAAAATGCGACGTACCGCACAGCCGGGGGCAAGATACCCTCTGCTGCGGTACGTCGTTTTTTGTTATGTAGGTAAGAGTGCTGCAAAATTACAAATAATTGCGTAAAATGAAGATATTTGAGATATTAAATTTCCATAGAGAGCTGTTAAACCGGCTCTATGCCTCCGGGGTGAGGCTTGAGGATACCCGTTATATCGACCTGTATGCCGATTATTCCCGTATGCTTGCCGATGGCGAGAAGGTGTCTTATATAGTTGTGCTGCTTGCCGAGAAGTATGCCGTAAGCGAGCGCAAGGTCTATTCGTTGATTAAACGCTTCCAGAGCGACTGTATACCCCGTGCAGTATAGATATGCCCGGACCGGCATAAGACGCGCTCAGACGTGGTATATTTGCGCCATAACCCATAATGTAACAGGCTATGAACAAATATCATCACATTCTGAACAAGATTCTCACTGACGGCAGACGTCAGGAGAACCGGAAGGGCGGTATCATCTACCTGCTCAACGAGAGGCTTTCGCTTTTGCCGGGTGACCTGCTCGATATATTCGAGGGACACGGCATAGCCCGTAAGAAACTGAAAACGGAACTGTCGCTCTTTATGAGCGGCGAGCGTTCGGTGGAGCGTTACCGGGAGGCGGGCATAAACTGGTGGGACTATTGCGGCCAGACCCTTGTCAACAGTTACCCCACTTATTTTGAGAAACTGCCCCCACTTATTGCCAAGATCAACAGGGAGAAGCGCAACAGCAAGAACTATGTGCTGTTCCTCGGTTCCACGGATGCAGAGAGCAATCAGGCTCCGTGCCTCAGTCTGGTGCAGTTCCAGATAGAAGGCGGTGAGCTGGTAATGACAGCGTACCAGCGCAGCTCCGACGCCAATCTGGGACTCCCTGCCGACCTGTACCACCTGTACCTTATGTCACGTCAGATTGACCTGCCCCTGAAATCCATCACGCTCAATCTGGGCAACGTGCATATATACGAAAACAACGAGGAGCGCACCCGCCGTCTGCTTGCCGGTGAAGAGGGCGTGAAGTTCGATCTGAACGTGTGACGAACAGCGTTATAACACTGTTCCAATGCAGCGGATTTGCAGTACCTTGACTGTGGACCCGCTGCTTTGTTATCCTGATTATTGCGATCTTTGCAACCGAAAAAACAAGAAACAAGATGAAAAAGGAATATTTATCTGCGCCCCTGCCGTTTGTCGGCCAGAAGCGCATGTTCGCCAAAGAATATATCAAGGTTCTTGGCGAGGTTAAGGATGCGAAGGTGTTTGTGGACCTGTTCGGCGGTTCCGGGCTGCTGTCCCATATAACCAAACGGCAACGTCCGGACGCTACCGTGGTATATAACGATTTTGACAATTACCGACGCCGGATTGAGAATATCGGCCGCACGAATGCCATGCTTGACCGTCTGCGTGACATTCTGGTTTCCGTGCCGAGGCTGAAGATTGTGCCTAAGCCAATCAGGGAACGCATCCTTGATATGATGGCGGAGGAAGAGGCGGAAACCGGCTTTGTAGACTATATCACGCTGTCAACATCGTTGCTGTTCTCGATGAAGTATGCCACTACACTGGAGGAGATGCGCAAGCATACCATGTATAACCGTATCAGGCGTTCCGGTTATGATGCTAATGGTTATCTTGACGGTATTGTGGTTGAAAGCTGCGATTACCGCGAACTGTTCGAGAAGTATCGTGACCGGGATGATGTGGTGTTCCTTGTCGATCCTCCGTATCTCAGCACGGATGTCGGCACTTACAACATGTACTGGAAACTGTCTGATTACCTTGATGTCCTCAAGGTCCTTGTCGGCCACAGATATGTATATTTCACCTCCGACAAGTCCTCTATCGTCGAATTGTGCGACTGGCTCGGCAAGAATAAGGAAATCGGCAATCCTTTCATCGGAGCCACACGAAAGGAGTTCAACGCATCAATGAACTATAATTCCCATTACACGGACATAATGCTTTATAATGTTGCGTGATTAATATGCAAAAAAGAGCATCGGATTTGCTTGGCTTCCGATGCTCTTTTTTATCATTCCGATGTTGCGCGATTTATATTTCAATAACCGCTTGGAATTGTGATTTTCCCCGATTTTTGCCGGATTTTGAACCTTTCGTTTTGGTTTCGCCGGATTTTTGGATTTGCGGATTATAATTGTATGTTATTGCTTCAAGAGCAAGGA